ACACGGCACTCGCAGATTCCGCTACGCCTATGTAGAGATTGCCCGTAAGAATGGCAAGACCGCCCTCTCAGCAGGAATCGGGTTGTACATGCTGTTTGCTGACGGAGAATCCCGTCCGGAGGTATATTCTGCTGCCACTGTCAAAGACCAAGCGAGGATATGCTTTTCAGATGCAGTGGAGATAGTCAAGGCGACAGACCTCAAGAACTATCTGACCACATACCGCAATTCCATCGTCTATGAACTTAAAGGAGGTATGATGAAGCCTCTGTCGTCAGACTATGGAACACATGACGGTCTGAACCCTTCCTGTGGAATCATCGATGAGTTCCACGCGCACAAAGATTCCGGAATGTTCGATGTGATAAAGTCTGCTTTCGGAGCGAGAAAACAGCCTCTCATGTTCATAATCACCACTGCCGGATTCAACAAAGCCGGAGCATGCTATGCATACAGGGACAATGTAATCAAGATTCTGCGTGGCATCAACGAGGACGACACCTTGTTCGGAATCATATACACGATGGACGCAAACGAGGAATGGGACAATCCTCAAATGTGGATTAAGTCCAACCCTAATCTCGGTGTCTCGCTATTCCCGAACTACCTCGAAGACCAAGTGAACGATGCCAAAAACCGTCCGGAGGCAGTGCGTAATGTGATGACCAAGAATGTAAACCTTTGGGTTGATGCTGAAAAGACATGGATACTTGATGACGCGTGGATGAAGTGTGTCGGCACAACAGAGATTGAAGACCTGCGAGGATGCGAGTGCTGGGGTGGTCTCGACCTTTCCAATGTATCGGACATCACTGCATTTGTCTTGATATTCCATGAGAATGACAAGTTCCAACTGCTGCCCTTCTTTTGGATTCCGGAGGAGAAAATGCTGGAAAAGATTAGAAAAGAGAACATCAACTACGACCTGTGGGTCAAGGCTGGCTTCGTAAAAGTCACATCAGGCAATGTGCTTGACTATGAATTTGTCAAAGCAGACATCCTGCAGATTGTTGAAATTTATGACCTGCAATCCTCAGCCTACGACAGGTGGAACTCCAGCCAGACCATCATAGACCTTCAGAATGAAGGGATGGAATGCAACCCATTCGGGCAGGGCTATGGGTCTATGTCTGCCCCAAGCAAGGAGTTTGAGAAATTAGTTCTCAGCGAAAAGATTGAACACTTCGGTAATCCGGTACTGCGCTGGATGCTCTCTTCTACACTCATCAAGACCGACCCAGCCGGAAACATAAAGCCGGACAAAGAGAAATCAGTGCAAAAGATTGACGGAATCGTTGCATCCATAATGGCTCTCGGAGAATGGATGACCGCACAGGCAGAAGATGACAACGACCCATACAGCAAACGAGGGATGCTGAGTTTTAATGATTAAGTCATGAGACGGAGAAAGAATACACCGGAGCAAGTGCAGTTCCGACAGGAAATACTACAGAAGATTGCAACCCAGCCACCTCTGTCCGAGGAACTGCGAGACCTTCAAACTACAGAGGGATTCTATCATCTGTACACACAGATTCGTTTATGCTATCCGAACAACATAGAGGCATACGAAGCCATCGAAGAAGAGTATATCCGCATATTCGGTCACCGGAAATACTCTGAATATGATTCATTCCGGTCTTCCATGACGCAGAAAATGTCAAGAAAGTAACTTTAACCGTAAGAATGTTTCCGTTAAAACCTTTAGCCGACCCTTATGTTTGCACCGGTTATTAAACAGAAACTACGGTGTCAAATTTTCTTTCAAAAATTCTTGCTTTCAATCGTGGAGAGAAGCGGACTTCATCTGCAGAGTTCGAGGCTGCCGTCAATGCAGCACTTCTCTCCGACACCGTTTCCGGAATCACCAAGAAACCATATATCAGCGAAGAGGGCTCTCTGAATCTGTCAGCAGTCTGGGCTTGTGTCCGTATATTGTCAGAAACTGTCGGCACTCTTCCAATACATCTTTACCGCAAGACTGACAAAGGTCGTGAGCAGGTAAGGCAGCATCCATGCAGCCTTATTCTCTCATTACCCAATTCATACACCTCCCGATTCTCGCTGCTCCATCACCTTATGGTCTCATGTACGCTTTGGGGCAATGGATATGCGAGAATCTATCGCGACCCGATGTTCCGTCCTGTAAGGCTCCAACTACTGCATCCCACGCAGGTAGAGCCGATTCTGACGGACGATGACATACTCTTCTATCGCACTGACAAAGGCGAGCTACTTCCAAGTCATGAGATGCTGCATCTGAGAGGGTTATCCACGAATGGCTACAAAGGGAAAAGTCCTATTGCTGTCCATCGTGATAACCTCTCTCTTACAGCATCAGCACAGCAATATGGAGAAAAATTCTTCAACCAAGGAGGTAATATGTCCGGAGTCTTCAAGTATCCATCCACACTTAAGCCGGAGGCATATAAAAGGCTCAAGCATGACCTTATTCAACAGTCAGTAGGTCTTCATAATGCACACACGCCTCTGCTTTTGGAGGGTGGCATGACATACGAACGCATCAGCATTCCTCCGGAGGACGCACAGTTTATCGCTACAAGAAAGTTTCAGAAAACGGAGATTGCCACCATCTATGGAGTACCGCCACACATGATTGCTGACCTTGAAAGAGCCACCAACAACAATATTGAGCATCAAGGAATGGAGTTCGTCCAATACTGCCTCATGCCATATCTGGTGCGCCTTGAAGAGGAATTCAACCGCAAACTCCTGCGCCATGACGAATTCGGAGAATACTACTTCCTCTTCGGTCTCAACGGACTCCTGCGAGGAGATGCCAAGACCCGAAGTGAATACTACAAGAACATGAATCTCATAGGAGCCTTGAGTGCCAACGAAATCCGCGCCCTTGAAGACATGAATTCATACGAAGGCGGTGACGAATACTTCGTGCAGGCAAATATGCAGACTGTTGAGAACGCCCAATCCATAAACACCGATACAAATGAGCCAAAAGAAACAGAAAAATAACGAGCCGATAGAAGTAAGAAGCGATGTCTCAGACCTGCACATTGAGCAGCGTAGTCAGTCTGATACAAATAGTCGTACTATCGTGGGATATGCAGCAAAATTTGAACGCTGGTCTGACCCTATAATGGGATGGTTCAAAGAGCAAATTGCTCGTGGGGCATTCTCCGAAACGGATGTGGACGATGTCATCATGTGCTTCAATCATGATGTGAATTCCATTCTAGCAAGAACGACCTCCGGAACTCTTAAACTTACTACGGACGATATAGGTCTCCGCTTTGAATTTGACGCTCCGGACACGACCCTCGGAAACGACATCCTTGAGCTCGTCCGAAGAGGAGACATCAGCAAATGCTCATTCAAGTTCAAAGTGGATAAAGACCAGTGGCGATATGCCGATGAGGAGAACGGACTTGAATATGACGAGCGCACCATCGAACACATATCAAAGGTCATCGATGTCTCACTCGTTGTATTTCCTGCCTACAAGGACACAGAAGCATCTGTCCGCGAGCTGGAAGAGCGCAAGGCAGAATGGCTTAAATCTCAAGAGCCACAATCAGTCACACTGAACACATCGTCAAGAGACAGACTCTTGCAATTTCTTAATCTTAAAAATCTATAAGTTATGCCAAAACTAAAACAACTGAAAGAGAAAAGGGCATCGGTCTATTCACAGATTGATGAACTTCGCAAGGCTGCTGATGGTCGCGAAATGACCGCAGAGGAGCAGGCAAGATGGGACACTCTCCTTGCCGACTACACAAAGGCAGACAAGGCAGTGGAAGCGGAGGAACGCTTCGTTGAAATCCACCGCAAACAGGCGGAAACTGTATCGCAGCGCACTGAAGGTGTTAATGCTGAAGACGAGTACAGAAGTGCTTTCCGCGATTATCTTCTGCATGGAGCACAAGGCATATCCGCTGAGCAGAGGGCAATCTTTGAAAGCAGAGACACTTTGCAGGGACTCTCTGCCGGAGTTCTTATTCCATCCACCCTTGCATCAAGTATTGAGAAAGCTCTCAAGAGTTATGGTGGTATGTTTGAAGCCGGAAGCATCATCACGACAAGCAACGGTGGCGACCTCATCATGCCGACCATCAACGACACCTCTGCCAAGGCTACGATTGTAGCAGAATATGCTCAGTCCAGCAAGCGCACCCCATCATTCGGCTCGGTCACCCTCAAGGCGTTCACCTACCGCACTCCAATCATTCCGGTATCGCAGGAACTTCTGCAGGACTCCGCCTTCAATCTGGACACACTGCTCAGCGAACTCCTCGTTGAAAGTTTCGGAAGAGGCATCAATGAGCATCTCACAACTGGTAGCGGAAGCGGTCAGCCAAAGGGAATCGTCACTGCAGCGACAGCATCCGCAGCAGAAGCAGCTGCAACTGCAATTTCTCTTGACAATCTGCTTGACCTCATCAAGGGCGTGGACAGTTCGTATGCAAAGAACGGCAAGTTCATGTTCAACCGCAACACCCTCTTTGCCCTTGCTAAAATCAAGGATAATGAAGGACGCTACATTTGGCAGGACGGCACACGCACCGGAGCTCCATCTACACTCTTCGGAAAGAATTATGTCATAAACGATGACATGGCAGACATAGGAGCAGGAAACGCCTCTGTTCTGTTCGGAGACCTCAGCAAATACAAGATTCGCATGGTCAAGAACTTCCGAGTGATTAGACTCAACGAACTTCTTGCAGAGTATCTCTCTGTCGGACTCTTCGGCTTTGCGCGCGTGGACGGTACTCTCCTTGATGCCGGAACTCATCCTGTACAGAAACTTGTACACGCAAAATCATAAAGAACCACCTGTGTATTCATAGTCTTTCATTTTGTTATGTCAGAGTTACCTGTATCAGTAGAATTGGCAAAGCAGCATCTGCGCCTCGGAGATGACAGTTCATTCGACTCTCTTGTGGCGGAGTACCTGCAGATGGCGTTTGGTATAGCTTCGGACTTTACTAATCGGGATTTGGTGGTTGATTTCGATAACCAGAGCCTGCCACCAGCCATCAAAAGTGCCGTTCTGCTGATATTAGGGACTCTTTTTGACAACGAGAGCGACACCCTTATCGGACGGTCTGCCACTCAAATCCCATTGACAGCCGAGAAACTGCTGCAACCTTGGAGAATCCACCCTTATAGTTCATCTGACGACAATGTTTGACCATAGGATAGAAATCCTTGCATACAAAGAAATGCGAGATGAGTACAACGACAGGACTGACGAGTTGGTGCATATTGCCACATGCTGTGCCTGTAGGACAGAAGCAGGTGGACGCGAAAACCTGTATGCCGGACGAATTGTTCATGAGAATGAAATTGTCTATACCGTCCGCTGGAGAGCAGGGATAGAGGCTGGGATGGTGGTAAAGGACATTAACAGGACACACCGGATTATATCTGTTCATGAAGAAGGACGCAGATGGAGACTGCACATAAAGGTCACGAAAAGCGATGCTGACAATCAAGGTTAACGGTTATAAAGAAGCCAAGGCAATTCTTGATGAGTTGCCAAACAACATGCAGAAGAAGATGCTGTTAGCTGCCCTCCGCCTCAGTGCCAAGCCTGCACTTGATGCTGCCAAACAGAATGTTCCCGTCAGAAGCGGAGCCTTGAAGAAGCAGCTGAAGATTGTCAGATTCCGAGACAGAACTGCTCCGAAAAGCGAAGTGGATGTTGCTGTGAAATCTGTATTCTCGCGTTCCAAAAAGAAGAAGGCAATAAACGAACACTATGGAAAACTCATCCACGAAGGTACGAGAGACCCTCGCACTCCTCGTAAAAAAGGACGCAGCATGGTATTCATAGGCAAAGATGGAGAAAAGGTCTATGCCAGCAGTGTAAAAGGCATCAAGCCTACCCCATATCTTGAAAAAGCCTACGCTCAGACATCTGAACGCATAGTTGCAGAGTTCGGAGACAACCTCGGAAATGCAGTCGAAAAATTCGTAAACAAGAACTTCAAAAAGATTGAATAATGGACTTTAAGAGTACTCTTCTGACCCTTTTAACCGACTACATTCCGGAATTGAAGGAGAAAGTGCAGGCTGGTGCAGTGGATGCCAAAACACCTGCCCCATTTGCGACATTCTCCATTCCGGAGGAGAAGCCACTGCGGACTCTTTCCGGAATTGCCGGATACGAGACGACCTTCGAGATTGCCGTCTATGACCAGCGGTTTGCTGGCGCGGAATCCCTCAAACGAAAGGTCATCAAGGCATTAGACAACCGCATCATCAAGTCCGTAAGATGTCAGTACCGCTCATCACAGACCGACTACTTCGCAGACTATGACCTACACTGTATTACACTGACATTTAAAATTCTATAAACTGACGACAACATGGCTGAAGCTGAAAAACAAGTCATTCAAGGAGAAGATATCATCCTTGTCATTGACAACCAACCGACATTACACGCCACAACCCACTCTTTGAAGGTGGACTTGGAGCTGAAAGACCTCCGTACCAAGGATACTAACGGCAAGGAGAAATGCGCTGGAGACATATCATGGAGTGTTGACGGTGACGGACTCGTGGTCATCGACCCAAATCTCGCTGATTCCCACACTGCAGAAGATGTGCTGGCATTTGTTCTAGCCAAAAAGAAAGTTACTGCAGTATTGCGTTCTCCACTGAAAGGTCTGACAAAGACCTACAAAGGAGAGGCGTACATTACCTCATTCTCGCTGTCAACTCCAGCCGGAGACAACGCTACCTACTCTTATTCGCTCACCGGAAGCGGTGACCTCAAAGCAGAAGACCCCAACTAATAATACGAGAAACACATGAGAGAAATTACAATCAGAGGCAATGTCTGCCCGATTCATTTTGGTCTCAAAGCCATAAATGACTTTGCCAAGCGTACGGGCAAAGACTTCTCCACGACAATCACAACAACTGACGCAATCGCGACTTTTGAATCCCTCGCTGGCATCACTGCCCTTGGACTTAACGAGGGTGCAAGGCAGCAGGGACTGAAGGAAAGATATACGGAAGATGATGTGTGGGACTTCTTCGATGAGAATCCGCGCCTCGTCCTTGATGTCGCGGATATCTTCCGAGAGAGCATTGATGCCCTTACGCAGAAGTTGGGAGACATTGACCCAAACGGATAGACTCCGATGCCGAAAGTTCCGCTGCCTCGGAGATAACTTACGAAAGGTGGTTTGCTATCGGAGTAGGACAGATGGGGATGTCACCCTCCGACTTTGAAACTCTTACTCCGGCTGAATTTATCTATGCATGGGCAGGATGGATGAAGCTGGAAAAAGATAGGATAATCCACAGTTGGGAAACGACAAGATGGCAGACATGGGTGCTTACCTCCATCCAGCTTGACCGTAAAGACCGCAAACCACTAGAAGATATGTTCCCTATGCCTTGGGACAAGAAATCCCCATCACCGAAAAGAGACCTCACCATTGAGGAAAGAAAAGAACGAGTAAATAAAATAATGCAATGCGTCAACTTACAGAACTCATAACTCTGTTTATCTGCTTCCTTGTAGTGGCTGGCTGCTCGCCCCTGCGACACATTCAGACCACCGAGCAAGTGGATTCCACAGCGATTGACAAATCCGTCATTATGGTCAAAGACACCATAACTCAGGTTGTCAATCAAGTAGTTACGCAGACCGTCATTGAATATTATCCGATATATGATACAGTCTATATCGAAGCATCAAAGGTGGCTGTGCCGATTCCAAGCGAGGTCACCTCCTCTATACCACAGCCAATAAAAAGCATCACACAAACCGAGATACGCACAGAGATGCAGTCCTCTGCTCAAAGAGATAGTATTACTTTAAAGGATACTGCCACTCACTTTGACAAAGAGGTTGAATCCGAAACAGAAGAGTCAGCCCCATCCTCTGTAAGGGTAATCCGGTATATTGTTCTGCTGCTCATGCTGCTATGCATCTTGATAATTGTCATAAAAATCAGAATACGATAATGAAAACACCCATATCCTATTATGGCGGAAAGCAGACTCTACTGAAACATATACTTCCGCTGATTCCACAACATAAACTTTATACAGAAGCCTTCTGCGGAGGGTGCGCTGTCCTTTTTGCCAAAGAGCCTACCGGATGCGAGGTAATAAACGACATCAACACTGAGCTGGTCAATTTCTATAAGGTCGCCAAAAACAACTATCCCGAACTCAAGAAACTGATTGATGCCTCCTTGCATTCTCGCGAAGAACATGCACATGCTAGGCATATCTATGAGCATCCTTCGTTCTTCAGTCCTATTGAGCGTGCGTGGGCTGTATGGATTTGCACCAAGCTGGGATTCGCTTCTATGATTGATGGGACATTCGGCTATGACCGCACCGGAACAACCACACAGAAACTACGCAATGCCAAGGAACAGTTTACGGAAGAGTTGTGTGGCAGGCTTGACCATGTTACCATTGAATGCGAAAACGGTACTCATGTGATTAAGCGATATGACTGTGAAGATGCCTTTCATTTCGTTGACCCACCGTATGTCGGAACTGACTGCGGACACTATAACGGCTCCTTCAACGATGAAGATTTCCAGCATCTTCTTGAGACCCTCTCCAAGGTCAAAGGCAAGTTCATGCTAACGATGTTCCCTCATCCTCTCATTGAGAAGTTCGTAGAGCAACATGGCTGGTATATCCACCGTATTGAACGCACAATCACAGCATCCAAGGTGTCAAGGCGCAGACAGGAAGAGTGGATTGTAACCAACTATCCAAAGCCGGAATAAAGCACATAAACTATTGAATATAAATGCGTTAATTCTCTCGAATTAACTTGCGTGTTCCAAATAGTGATGTTATGTTTGCAGTACAATAAACGGTTGAATACTAACAAATTAGAGCAAGGATTATGACACGCAAAGAGACACTTTTGAAAGAAGTTTATGCCATCCGCAATCTTATCGCAGAGGTGAAAGGCAAGGAGCAGGAAGACCTTGAGGCACTTGTTCACACTTGGAAGTTCAAGGAAGAGGCAAAACGCTGGAAAGAATACGAACTTAGGGCAAGAATTGAGCAGCTCGGAGAACTGCTGACAATAGCAAAGAAGAACAAGACTGTAAAGGATGCAACCGAAGACTACTACCTTACACCGGAGGGAGCAGCAGTAAAAGCTGAAACAGAAGCCAAGATGGAGCAGACCGAAGCCCTCTTCCACGAGACAAAGGAACAGGTCATCAG